GTTAAGTAGGCTTACAGTCATAAGCCTCACACAGTATTCTCCCACTACGCTTTTATGGGAACGTTAATAAATACTGCTTCCTTGCAGACACAAGCGCTTCGCTTGTGAGTTTGATATTTTAAATTACTACATGTGGAGGACGATACCACAAATATTTATACAGACTAAAATAAATAAAAACCTGTTGTTCTAATCACTCCCCAAAGGGAAGTAAATATTAAAAGAGTCGCAATGTTTTGAACTTCTTTTAAAACTATCACACAATTCCTCGAACGTAGGAAATGTGCTATCTTCAACCCAAATATCCCAATTCAGGTCCTTCACCAATTTCTTGAACAGTTCTGTTTTCTCCAAGAAGACATCCTTACCATAAAAGAAATATTCCCTCAAGGCTGTGGATATCACCGAAATACCTTGTGCTTCTTCGGTGATTGTTTTGGATTTGTTCCAAACCATCAACATCTTTTCAATTGAATCGTGATCTAATGGTGCTACCATACATTCTAAATCATCATCTCTTCTCCAAGTTCTCTTAAGGAAAGATGCATCTTTTATATTTATGAACGGTACACTCTCTGCTTCTTTGTCCGCCATTGTGTAGATAATGTCTAATTCTGCAAATTGTTTGGCTATTGCGGTGTGATTAAACCATGGTGCTTCTTTTTTATTAACAGACATTATATTATCGTCACCATAAGTCATTAGACTAACATTCGATTTGAAACTCTCTACTTCTTTATCAGGGTTTAGTAAGGCATACACATATCTCATGCGCAAGCAATTGACAATACCATTTAATATGACGGTTAGAGGATTCCCAGAGGGGTTTGAACCGAATAATTGTACAAGATCACCATTAAAATCCACAATGGCAAATGCTGTATCTTCTGCTATGCAACGAATAACTTGTATATCTTCTTCAGAATAATTTCCAGACATTTGTAAGAAAAATATTATCACACCGAAAGCTAAAAGAATTTCTTTAGGACTCATCTTCTTATCAAAAGCCTTATAATCACCAGCAACTATAGCATCATCACCGTACATGACCACATAATCATACATTTCTTGCCACTCTAATGATTGCGCTATGGTCCCTGGAGCCGACTCAAATGCCAATCTCTCATTCTGAGCCAAACGCGTGAAAGATAACAGATATTTTCTTACAACTATAGTCCAATCAAATGGAGCACCAGTAAATACTCTTGTTTTTCCAATCTTTGATTTTTTATGCGTTACTGGTTCATCTTTCAAATGTGCACAAAAATTAGGATGAGCTTGCTCATTATTTCTGTATCTTGATATGATATCGTCTACTCTGTCCATTATTTCATCATCAACTTCTACAGGATCAAGCATACCATGTTGTGGAGGAATTGTATTCATAAAGAATTTTTTACTCATTTTCCAAGGATTTCCAGCACTGGTATTCCTGTTTATTTTGTCAATATAAGCCACTTGCGCACCATTGATTGCCGTGAAATTATCTAAAGGATGTAACATTTGCCTAATTTTTTCAGGATCAACTGATTTCAAAATATCGTTGATATACCCATTGGCACATCTGTCTAGTAGCCCGGAATCCAATGTGGTGATTGGATTAACTAAGTCTTTAGCAGCTATATGCCAAGGTACCCAAGATTTCATTTCAGGTTTTCCATATTTGATTTTGTACTCAGGAGTCAAGTATTTGCTCATAGGGGTATTCACAACACTAGATCCACTCTTTCCTCTGAAATCTGTAAATGAACCATAAATGTTGGCTGCTCCCTCAGGTAAGTATCTGAATACTGATTTTTTATGTAGGTCTCCTACCACGCGTTTTTTGGTTTTGCTTGATATATTGGAAAAATCTCCAGAAGAAACATTAAATTGAACCAATTTATCGTAAATCATATTCACAAAATTTCCATCAATATTGATAGCGTAAGTCTCACCTTTATTCAACTCATTAGCAAGGAAATGTATTCCAACTATAGAGTATCCATACGCACTGTTGATTATAAGGGGAGTACCACAATCACCATCAATAGTAGCTTCTTCACATAAACCACTCCACAAATTGTTCGTACAATCAATATCGAAACGTGTGTGTTTCACGTTGGAAGAGGGCAGCAATTTAATCTTTTTTACTGGGTTTAAGAAGAAGTTTCCATCTTTCTTTCTTGAGGCATAGAAACCATTGAAGATACCATTAGATTCCCCCAATTGAAAGTATTGTGTTATTTTCTTTTTTTGGTGGTAGCGATCTTAAAGTTAAGAAAGCTATATCTTTATTTGGAATTCTATGGACATCAGCCTCACTAATATTAAATTTCATGTTAGCGTTAACTCCAGTATTATGTGTATATTTGATATCTATCGAGCCTCCCTCAGTTAAATCTGGTACAATGTGATTATTTGTCATGTAAATGTGACCACCTAACGCAATAAGTCTGCCACCACGAGTCTCACTATTTTTTCCACCAAACACTCTAATAGAAGAAACATTCTCCCCTATTTTCTTGCAGAACTCCGTGAATTCAATACTTTTGGAAGAGGAACTCTCCCTCGAGAAATTCGCACTTGATAAGTCCAAAGTGTTGTT